CTTTGAAGGCAACCCCCATCCTGGGGATCTGAAGCACATGATCGAGATCGGCTACACCGTCAACGAGGTAAATGCCAACGGCTACCCGGAGCCCAGGGACGTGGTGCTCTGCCGGGTGTGGGCATCTGCCACGGACGCCGGTAACCAGCATTACCGCTCCGCCGATGTCATGAACACCGAGGCGGTGGTGAACTTCACGATCCGGTGGCGCTCCGATGTGAAGCCCGGCATGTGGGTGCGGTTCGAGGATGAGAAGTGGGACATTTCCACGCTGGGCGTGTACGGCTTTTCCCACAATTACCTCGGCCTGAAGGCCAGCATCGCAAAGGGCGTGAGCGGATGAAGCAGGTACAGGAAGCCCTCGCCAACATCGGCATCCCGGTCATGGCGGGCATCTGGCGGGCGACTACGGAGAGCCAAAACCCGCCACCTCAATACGTCGTGTACTCTTCTACCACCACGGAGGCAGAGCACTACGACGATCACGTTCGCGCTCTGCGCACCTATGTCTACCTGAACCTGTGGAGCGACTTCGACCCCACAGAGATGGCAGAGACCATCCGGCAGGCGATGTTCGGCTATGGCTTTGGGATGCTGGAGGAATCGGACAAGGGTTACAATCACCCCGCGTATGACCCGCCCACCAAGACCTACACGGTGCAGTGGACATGGGTGTGGTTTGAGGAGGTCGACTATGGCAGTTGAACTGACTGGCTTTTCTGAGCTCATCGCTGATCTGGCGGGCATGGCGGCTGACCTGGACAACGGTCCCGGCGTAGACCGGGCGCTGCAGGCCGGTGCCGTTCCCGTGGAGCAGCAGATGCTTGCCAATGCCTCCAGCGACCCGAAGATCATCACCGGCGCTCTCCACGGCTCCATTCACACCTCTAAGGTGAAGGCCCGAGGCGGAGGCGGCAAGCAGGTGACCATAGGTGTTCATGTCAAGGAGAAGAGCGCCTACTACAGCAACCCGGTGGAGTACGGCCACGGAGGGCCGGGGCCCGCTCCGCCACACCCCTTTGTGCGCCCGGCATTCGACGCTCGGGCGGAGGACGCATACGGCGAGATTCGCCGTGTGCTGGAAGATGAAATATCCAAACGATCATGATTGAAGGAGGAGAGCATTATGCCTAATCCCGCTGCTTCCCCGACTGTTTCTTCTACAGTCGGCCTGAAGAACATGGTGATCGCTGAGCTGACCACCGATACCGAAGAGACCCTGACCTATGGCGACCTGCAGCTGGTGGCCGGTGCGATTGAGGCTTCCATCGAGCCCCAGAACGCTGATCCAGACGTGCAGTTCGCCGACGACATCGAGTTCGATGTCCTGTATCCCGATCCCGAGCTGACCTTCAAGACGAAGATGGCGGACATTCCGCTGACCATCCAGGAGAAGGTCTTCGGCAACAAGATCGACGACAATGGCGTGCTTATTCGCAGCGCTACCGACACACCGCCCTACTATGCGGTTGGCTTCATGTCCGAGAAGTCCAACCACAAATTCCGCTATGTGTGGCTGTTCAAGGTGCGGGCCAAGCCGGTCACCGAGAACTACTCCACCAAGGAGGGCACCAAGGTGACCCGGCAGACCGGAGAGATCGAATGGACGGCCATCAAGCGGACGCATGACGGCCAGTACCAGGCGGTTGCCGACGAGGGCGAGAACGGCTTTACGGCTGAGAAGGCTGCAACCTTCCTCCAGTCCGTGTACGAGCCGTCTTTCACGCCCGCCCCGTGATAATGTTTCTTTCGACAATGCTGCCGCAGGCTCCTGCCTGTGGCAGCGCACATTTTAGGAGGAATAACGCTTATGATTACCTGTAAGCTGGGCGATAAGACATATACCGTGGATTACATCACGGGCCGTGCCCTCCGGGAGATCGAACCGGCGGCGAAGATGTACACCCGAATCAGTGAAATCTCCGAGGCTGCTGTGAAGGGCGAAACTGTAGAGAACCCTGACGGTCTGACCATTCCCGATGCGCTGGACGTCATGATCCGCTGGTTCTGCCTGCTGTTCAACAACCAGTTCACCCCGGACGACGTGCTGGACAACTACCCCGTGGATCGCCTGATGCACGACATCGTCATAGCGCTGTTCGCGGTGCAGGCGCAGACCACGGATGTGCTGGCCAGTTTCCCTACGACGGCAGCGGAGGACTGACACCCCCGGATGGCGACAGGCTTACGCTGCAGGATTTCATTTACTCAACCTACAACTCCCTGCTGGACGCCGGTTGGCGCATGCAGGAGATCGACCAGATGGATATGCTCGGCTTTTTAAAGGTGCGGGCATGGAACTCCAACCGAGCGAAGGACAAGGCAGAACCGAAACAGAGATTCATCGACGAGGTGTGGCCAGGGCTGAAACCGTGAGAAAGGGCATTTCTTATGGAAAATGTCTTTTCTCATGGCTTTTCATGTGGTATACTGGATGCAGAAACAGGTACTCAACTCGGAATTTGAAGAAGGGAAAAAATGAAAGCTGTAAATACGCCTTCCCGCGCCAGAAGGATCATTGGTGACATTCTGCTTGTGCTGGCCATTCTTCTCTTTGCTGACGTGGTTATCGTCATGCTCCATAAAATCAATGCCGTTGTCCTGAAAGCGGATTATCAGGATGTTTTTCAATACCAGGTCATCCTTTGCACGATCCTGCTGCTGTTCGCGCTTGATATCCGTTTCAGTCTCTTTACCCGGTGGAAACCCACTGCCGTTCGGATTGCCGGCTGGGCTTTGCGCGTTATCGTTGTTGTTCTCACCGTGGTGATCCTATTCTTCTGCGGAAAGGTGATCTGCGGCAGCATGATAAATAATGCGGGCCAGGCAGATCATGCAATCGTACTTGGACTGGCGCTGGAAAACGGAAAACCGACAGACGATCTGTTGGCAAGACTGAACACCGCCCAAACGTATCTGGAAAAATACCCGGAAGCACAGTTGATTCTGACCGGGGGCAACGCGGATGACGTTTCAGGTCGCACGGAAGCAGCCGTCATGCGCGATATTCTGATTGACCGTGGGGTGACGGAAGATCGGATGATTCTGGAGGATCAGGCGGCAAGCACCAAAGACAATTTCCGGAACACAGCGCAGATTATTGACCCCGATCGACCTGTCGTATTGATCAGCAGCAACTATCACATGGACAGGGCTGTTCAGACGGCAAAGCGCACGGGATTTTCAGATATCCTGCGACTGCCCGCACCGTCATCGTTCCTTAGCTATGGTGCCAATGTCATGTCCGAAGTCGTTCTGGAATTGAATGAGTTAACGCTCAAACAGTAAGGAAATCGTGCAAATTCCAGTTTTCCGAGATGTATAAATCGACCTGCGTCGCGTTAGCGGCGCATTTTTAATGCTCAAAATAGGTGGTGAATCCTCATGGCAGAAGTCCTGCGCGACCTCGTGGTATCGCTGTCCCTGAAGACGGACAACTTCTCCAGAAATATCAACAGCATCAACCGCCAGATCCGCGAGGCGGAGAGCGCCTTCAGGCTGGCCGGGACTGGTATTGACAACTTCGGTAATACCACGGCGGGCATGTCGAGCAGGCTGTCCATGCTTCAGACCAATCTGGGGCATCAACGGGATGCTGTGGGTCAGTGGGAACGCGCTCTGGCCACCGCCAATGCCCGCCTTCAGGAGAGTCATGCCAGGTATGCTGATTATTCCGGCAGGCTGGAAGAAGCCCGGCAGAGACACCAAGCCCTGGGTGATGAGCTCAAGGTTCAGGAGGGCTATCTGCAGGAGATCGCCGACGCATGCGGTACGGACTGCAATGCGTACAAGGAAGCATCCGAGGCCCTGGAACCCCTGCGGGCAGAATACGCCGCCAGCGGTGAAGAAGTCAAGAAGCTCGAAGGCCAGTGCACCTCCCTGCAGCGGGCCATGCAGCGCGACGCGGACGCCGTCTCTCGGGCACAAACCGAGCTCAATAATGCCCGGGCCACGGTACGCGAGACGGAAGCGGAAATCCGAAGGCTCACACAGCAGTTGCAGATCTCCCGCTCCGCCTGGACACAGGCGGGCGCTGCCCTGACGGCATTTTCCACCAAGCTGACGGCCATCGGCAAGAGCGCTACCGCGCTGGGACGTCGCATGACCGTCATGATCACCACGCCAATCGTGGCGATGGGCAAGAAGATCGTGCAGGCCAGCCTGGACTTTGAGTCCTCGTTTGCCTATGTGCGCAAGACCGTGCAGGCGACGGAGGAACAATACGATCAGCTGGCAGCTGCGTCCAAGCGGTTGTCCACGCAGATAGCCACCTCCACCACGGACATCAATCACGTCATGTCCACCGGCGGTCAGCTGGGTATCGCCACAGAACACATCGAGGAGTTTTCGCGGGTCATGATCGACCTGGCGAACAGCAGCACAGACCTGGACGCGGACACAGCGGCCACCAGCCTTGCCAAGTTCGCCAACATCATGGGAACCGACCAGTCGCTGTTCAGGAACATCGGCTCTACAGTCGCCGAGCTGGGTAACAACTTCGCCACCACCGAGGAGCCCATCGTCACCATGGCGATGCGTATCGCCGGTGCCGGTAAGCAGATCGGCCTGACAGAGCCCCAGGTGCTGGGGCTGGCCGCCGCGCTGTCCTCGGTCGGCATACAGGCCCAGGCGGGCGGCTCTTCCATGTCCAAGGCCCTGATCAACATGGAGGTTGCAGCCCAGAGCGGAGGTCAGGCCCTGAAGGACTTTGCCATGGTCAGCGGCCTGTCGGAGCAGGAATTTGTCCGGCAGTGGAAGGAAGACCCCGTTCAGGTGTTCCAGAAGATCATCGAGGGCCTGGGCAAGCTGGATGACGAAGGCGCGTCCGCCGTCAAGACCCTGAACGACATAGGCATCAGTGAAATCAGGCTTAGAGACACACTGCTCCGTGCCACAAACGCCAGCGAGCTGTTTGCGCGGGCGCAGAAGATGGCGACACAGGCGTGGGAGGAGAACACGGCGCTGGAAACCATGGCGTCCAAGCGATACGCCACCCTTCAGAGCCGGTTGACGAATCTGAAGAACAAGGCTGTGCTCTTCGCGCAGACCCTGGGCGATGATCTCCGCTCTACCATTGAGCGCGTCATGGACAGCATCAGTGGATTCATCGACAAACTGGAGAACATGGATCAATCCCAGCGCATGGGTATTCTCCGCTTCGCCGCCTTCGTTGCCGCTGCCGGTCCGGTCATCCTGATCTTTGGTCGGCTGGCCACGGGCATCGGGAAGGTGACCGGTGTGCTGGGCACGTTCTGTACCGCTGTTGGCAAAGCCGGGGGCGGGTTCTCCGGGCTGTTTTCCGTAATCTCAAAGTCGCCCGCCGTGTGGCTCGCCGTCGCAGCGGCGGTGGCCTACGGGACCTTTAAGCTGCTGGACTGGGTCACCGGCGCGAAGAAGGCGCGGGAAGCGACGCAGGCGCTCATCGACAAGGCGAAGGAGTGGAAGGACACCGCCGCTGAAACCTTCTACGGAAAAAGCGGTGCTGGGCTTTCCTTCTTCGGCATGTCGGAGGACGACTTCAAGAACGACAATACCGCCAAGAGCGCCCGAGCTTGGATGACTGGCCTCATCGACGTGTGGACAGACGGCAAGGGTGAGACGAACGAAATCGTCAGGGAGTGGACGGACTCCTGGAAGGCCCTGACGGAGTCCACCCGCACCGAACTTCAAACGCTGCAGGCATCGGCGAAGGATGCCGGGTACACCGGGGTCGCCGACCAGATCCAGGCGGACATCGACAACCTGGACAGCATGGACTGGGAGATCTCTGCCCTGCTGAAGAAGCGGCAGAACGGATATCTCACCGACGATGAGAAGATCCGCCTGCAGGAGCTCATCGATGACCGGGAAGCCATCATCATCAAGTACAAGCTGCAGCCGGACAGTGAGACCGAGGGCTTTGAAACAATTCTCGATAAGGTGGAAGCCGAGGTCGCCCGCGCCCAGGCCCGCGGCCAGCAGGACGCCGACGTGTCCGTCTACCAGAACGCCATGGTCGCCGCCGCGCAGGGCATGGCCACGCTGAACAGCGAGATCGACGCCCAGTATGACAGCGAGTATGCCCTGATCCAGCTCATGGAGGATGGCGCGGAAAAGGAAGCGGCACTGGCAGACCTGAACACCAGCTACAATGAGCGGAGGCTGGCTGCTGCCCGCGAATACGCACAGACGCTGGCGCAGCTGGTCAATCCCGTGTGGAACGACGAGGGCATGCGGCAGACCGGGGATACGCTCTCCGATCTCGCCGCCAAGCTCACAGCGTATGATGCCGCGGTCAAGACCTACGGCGCAAACTCCTATGAGGCTGCCACCGCGCTGGATGCTGTGAAGGCAGCGGCGACTGGGCTTAATGAGAGCAGCCTCACGGAATACGCCGCCGTGCTCACGCAGATCTCTGAGCTGCTCACCAGCGGTATGAGCATGGACGAGGTGCAGGCGTTGTTCCCGGACATCGACGTTAGCACAGCCCTGGAGCAGCTGGCGTCCATCCAGCAGTTTACCAGCCAGTATTCCTCCTCCTTGGAAGGGCTGGCGTCCATGTTCGGCGAGGGGCTCTCCGAGGAAGTGCTGAAGATCGCTACCGAGCTGGATATGACCGGCGCTCAGGCTAACTGGGATGAGTTCGCCGCCAACCCCGGCGCGATTACCACGGATGCCATCATCGCAGGCATACAGGAGCAGGAGAACGCCGCGCGGCAGCAGATCCTGGTGGATGCCGTGGTGGACAAGCTCATCACCACTGACGCCGATACCGGGGTAACTTCCCTGACTGTTGAGGGCATCATCGGCTATGTCACGCAGTACGCCGAGGCGACCACCGGCGCGGATGTGTCCGGGCTGACGCCCGACAACGTGACAGCGATGGTCGCCGCCTATCAGGAGATGGCTGAGGGTGTGGACATGTCCATGCTCAAGCCGGATGAAATCGTCGCGTACATCAACAAGTACCTGGAGGACAACGAGGTCGATACCACGGGCCTGACGCCGGGGGCTGTTACGGCGTTCGTCCTGGCTTATCAGGAGATCGAGGGCGGCGCACTCACCACAGCGCTGACCCCGGACGATGTCACCGCGATGGTCGTGAAATACCTGGAGGCCGAGGGTGTAGATGTATCCGCGCTGACGCCGGATCAGATCGAAGCCCTGGTGAACAAGTTCTCCGAGGCGACCGGCTGTGACAAGTCTGCGCTGGCACAATCCTTGACTGGGTACATCTCTACCTATGACGACAGCGCCGCAACGGTGCCGACGCCCAACTGCAAGCTGTCCATCTCCGGATATGATCTTTCTGCACTGAACAAGGTGCTGGAGAAGAATCCCATCAAGGTGGACGGCATCCTGCGGCTTGGTGAGAAGTACGATAATCCGGAGGATGTTCTCTCCGAGGAAAACGCGCACTTTTATTATAACGGCGAGGAGGTTCCTGTCAACCTTGTCCCGGCTGAAAAGCTGACTGCAGAGACCATTATCGCCTATGATACCGATGGCACGCTGCACGTCATCATCACGCCGGAGGTGGGCTCTCAGGAGGCCATAGAGGAAAACCAACAGACCTACGAAAGCACGCCCTTGGACAACACACCCTTCCGGTGGCTGTCCACCAGCGTGCATGACAGTGTGACGGACATCAATGAAGCAGCCGCTGCGCTGGGCGAGTTCAAGGCTCAGATGGACGCGCTGAGCGAATCCGGCGTGGACACCGCCATGAACGGAATGGATCAGGCGTTCCGTAATCAGCAGTCCGATGTGGTCGGGATGATCGACGATCTGGTCAATCGCCAGGAAGACCTGGAGACGGTTTCCAATCTCGCCCTCAACCTGTGGCAGGCCCTGTCCAGCGGGAATCTGGACGATGCGACGGCTGCTGAGTATGCCGCACAGCTCCAGGAAATCCTCGACCTGGTCAATGCCGCCGATCAGTACATTGGCGTAGGCAACGAACTGAGCTCCTCCATTGCGCAGGGCATGCAGGAATATGGCTGGGAGGGCGATGCCACGACACTGGCAAGCAGCCTGCAGACTGCCATTTCTGCTGTCATGCCGCAGGTGGGCAACGATGCCAGTGCCGGTGTGGGACAGGGCATGGCAGAGTACGACTTCTCCGGGGACGCCTCTACCGCTGCCGACAACCTGGAAGGCGCGTATCGTGGCTCCCTGGACAGCCAGTCCCCGGCTCAGCGCATGGTGCCTCTGGGCAACGATGTCTCTGCCGGTGTCGGTCAGGGTATGACGCAGTACAGTTTTGCGGGTGATAGCAACACAGCAGCGTACAACCTGGTCAGTGCGCTCTCGACGGCGCTGGTTGCCCAAGCCACTGCCGCAGCCAACAGCGCAAGGGGCATCGGCACGGCCATCACCAGCGGCATCGCCGCCGGTATCCGCTCCGGCCAGTCTGCCGTCATCCAGGCAGCGGTCACGGCGGTGCGATCTGCGCTAACTGCGGCGAAAGCGGCGCTGGAGATACGCTCGCCTTCCGGCGTGTTCCGGGAGGAAGTCGGCCTCATGGCCATGAAGGGCATGGGCGAAGGCTTCCTCGAAGGGCAGCAGGAACAGGCGAAGATCATCCGCAATGCGGCACGCTTCCTTACCGAAGAGGCGCAGGGCGGCATTGTCGCCGGAAATACGCACAACGACAACAGGCAGACAGTCCACCAGCAGAGCAGCGTGAACCTGACCGGGAACAGCTTTTACATAAGGAGCGATCAGGACATCCACGACCTGGCTGTGGAGATCGCCACGCTGACCCGGACGCAGCAGCGCGGGCGCGGACTGCGAATGGCATAACTCCCAAAATTGTCTCTCCCCGCCTGTGCGTGACACCCTTGCCATTTGGCATCACGAGGCGGGGAAAGTGAATTATATAAACGAATGAAGTCCTTCGATGGTTTTATTATAACGGGTCTTTATGAATCGGGTATGAACAATCTCTGGAGATGGGGTGACTTTTTTGAATGATTGGTTTGAGTGGAACGGGATGCGCTGTACGGTGTATGGAATCCATGTTTCCGAACAGCCGCCTGTCACTATACCGAAGGAGCGATCCAAGCAGACCAGCATCCCCGGTAGGCCGGGAAGTCTGACGACGCTGGATGGCGACGATGTGTACGACGACCTGACGCTGACTGCCACCTGCTGGATCAGCGATCCCGCGCAAATCCCCGCCATCGCTGGGTGGCTGAAGCGCAGCGGAACGGTGACGTTTGCCAATCGTCCGGGTGGCTTTTACCATGCTCGCGTCAGCAATCAGATCCCGTTTGAGAAGATTCTCCGGGGCAACCCACATCGCTCCTTCGCCGTCAACTTCCGTTGCTCACCGCCGTTCTGGTATGTGAGCAACCCCGATGAGGTGACGATCACCACGAGCAGCTATGTGTTGGTGAATCCCGGCAGTGTCTTTTCAGAGCCCATCATCCACGTTTACGGCAGTGGTGATATGACGCTCATCGTGAACGGCAGCTTTGTGGAACTGGAGGGCGTCGAGGACAGCATTACACTGAACAGCGTCATCCAGGAAGCATATCAGGGGGAATCACTGCTGAATGAGAAGATGGATGGTGAGTATCCCATGCTGAAGCCGGGTAATAATCTGATCAGCTGGACGGGAGATATAAGCAGGCTGGTTATTGCTCCGAACTGGCGATATTTGTAATGAAAAGGCTCTTTCGCCGCATCCCGGTTTGTGCTACACTGGTTGCAGGAACAGATTAGTAACTCGGGATTTATGGGAGTAAGCCATGAAAAAAAGCAGAATAAAGGTGCTCATCTGCACCGTATCCGTTTTTCTTCTTTTGATCGTTATCGCGGCTGTTTATTTTTTTCAATTCAACGCAGTTGGATACCGAATGACGGTTCCTTACAGATCAGCATTTGAAGAAATCGATGATAACATTTATATCAACAGGAGTTTTTCAGGAAGCATAGAAGAAGCGAATATGCTGATCGACAATGCGAAAGAGCGCGTCAAAGGATTCTTCGGCGATCTGTGCTGTTTGGAGGAAACGGTCATTATCATCTGTGACGATGACTTTCTTCTTTCAAAGCTCGGCGGAGATCACGATACGAGGACTAGTTATTTCCCTGTAAAAAAGCACTATATCTCCGTATCGGACGAGTATTTCAACGTCGATATACTGGCGCATGAACTGACTCATGCCGAATTGCATACCCGACTTTCCGTATCCGCGCAGAAGAAAATCCCGACATGGTTTGATGAGGGGATCGCGTTGCAGAATGATTACCGTGAGCAATACAGCTTTGAAACGTGGATCGAACAGACCGATAACGGCAGTCATACCGTCGCTCTCGAGGATATGGACGAGGCGTCGGAGTTTTATGCGGGTACCGTGGAAAACAGACGTTTTCGCTATCTGAACGCAAAACACGAGGTCAGCAAATGGTTGGAAACGCATAAGCGTCAAGGCCTGATGGAGTTGATCGACAAGCTGAATAACGGAGAAGCCTTCTTAAATGTCTATAACGGGTAAAATCCAGTTTATTGATGTGAACACAACGACCTTGCGTCACCAAACGGTGGCGCTTTTCTTTTGCTCATAAGGAGGTGAACGCGAATGCTCTGTGTCTACAGTCCTGACTGCACCGACTTCTCCGGAAATGGGCTGGGCACCATCTCCCCATCTTCTGCGCTGGTCAAGGAGACCCTGAACGGTGAGTATGAGCTGGAGATCATTCATCCGCTGGATGAAACTGGCAAGTGGCAGCGTCTCGTGGAAGGGTACATCGTGCGAGCGCCGGTTCCGGCGGCCATGACACCCCAGGTCAAGCTCGCACCGCAGACCTCCACCAGCGGCATGGTCTACCGGGTGAGCACCAACCGCGACCCATTGCGCCTGCGCTCAGGCACAGGTACAAAGTATAAAATCCTGGGTCGTTACAAGAAGGGCACACAGGTTATCGTACTGGCGCAAACCACCTCCAGTTGGTATGAAGTCACTTGCCCGGATGGGAAGCATGGGTACATGTCCGCCAGCTATCTGACCTATGTCAAGACGCTGCCCGCCCCGACACAGGCTGCCGTGGAGGTTGTGGAAGCCCGACAATTACGCGATCAGCCCTTCCGTATCTACCGCGTTGTACCGGAACTCGACAAGGTGACTGTCTATGCCCGACATGTCTTTTATGACCTGCTGGACAACATGATCCGGAAGCTGGAACCGGCCAGTACGGATACCGGCGCGGCGGTGATCCAGAGCCTGTCGGCAGGCTGCCTGTCCGAGCATGATTTCACCTTCTACTCCGACCTGACATCTACTGCCGAAGAAGTGTCTCTCGAGAACAAGAATCCCGTAGACTGTCTGCTGGGCAGCGACGGCATCATCGAGAAGTATGGCGGGGAGCTGCAGCGGGACTGGTTCGACGCCTTCGTCGTGGAGCGCGTGGGCAGCGATACTAACATCCAGATCCGGCAAGGAAAGAACCTGACCGGCATCAAGTATGACGTGGACATGACCGACGTCGTAACGCGCATCATGCCCACCGGCGAGGACAAGGACGGGAAGGTGCTGTATCTCCCGGAGGTCTACATCGACAGCCCGCACCTCGCCGATTTTCCAGCACCAAAGTGGATTCACCTCGCGGTGTCCGACTGCAAGGAGGTCACCAAGGGGAACAAGAAGAAGACGAAGGCCAAGTGCTATACGCAGATGCGTGAGGCAGCACAGGCCGAGTTCGACAAGGGCTGCGACCTGCCCACCGTCACCCTGACCGTGGAGTTCATCGACGTCACCCAGACGGAGGAGTACAGGCAGTACAGCTTCCTGCAGAGCATCTTCCTGGGGGATGCCGTGCGTGTGATCGCAAAACGCGTCGGCGTGGAAGTGTCCATGCGAATGACAGCCTACACCTACAACTGCCTGACTCGGCAATATGAGAAGATGACGCTGGGCTCCGTGGCGGACACGGTGGGTGCCAGCCTGATCTCTGCCCGGCAGTTGCCTTCGGGTGTCATCTCCGGCAGCAAGCTGGCGCTCGGCTCCGTGGGCATCGGGCAACTTCAGGAAGGGTCTGTGGGCGAGTTGCAGATCCAGGAAGCGGCCATCGGGAACGCCCATATCCAGAACGCAGCCATCGGCGCGGCGAACATCCAGACGGCGGCGATTGAGTTCGCGCACATTGCCGCGGCGACAATCAACAGTCTGAATGCCGGGGCGATAGAGGCAGGCACAGCGAAGATCGCGTCGCTCACAGCCTCTGACATTCAGACCGACACCCTCGCGGCGGCGCTGGCGGCGTTTACCGTCATCACATGCGGCACGGCATCCTTTGACGCGGCGACCATCCGGCATCTGGTGACCAACTCCATGAACCTGGAATACGGTGCTGCCGGTGAGGTGTTCATCCGGAACCTGGCTGTGGAGTATGCGCAGATGGTCAGGGCCTCCATCGGGAACCTGTGCATCAAGGCCAGTAACGGCAATTACTACAGCATCGACGTGGACAGCAGCGGCAATGTCACAGCCACGCGAGCGACGGTCACCAGCGAAGAGATCGCTGCCGGAGAGACAGACGCCGGGCGTATCATACTGGAGACCTCCATCACAACGGCGCAGCTGAACACCTCCGACTTGCTGGCAACCTTTGCGCTCATCAACCGCATAGATGCCGCCCGGATCGACGTGGACCAGCTGTTTGCGCGGCAGGCGTTCATCGATCAGATCAATACGTCCGTCATCCAAGGCAATCAGTACATTGAATTGACAGTCAGCGACATGGTGGATGACGCTGTAGGAGAGATCAGCGCGTCCGTGTCGCAGGTACAGTCCACCGCTGAGGCTGCCCAATCCGCTGCTTCTTCCGCGCAGTCGGCGGCTTCTTCTGCGCAGTCCGCCGCTTCATCCGCTCAATCTACCGCTGCATCTGCCCAGTCCGCGGCATCGTCCGCTCAGGCTGCGGTGGCACAGGCACAGGCTGCGGCGCAGCAGGCACTCTCCAGCACGGAGGTGATCGTGGGCACACAAACGGCTTCCACCAGCGCGTGGACGGGGCAGGCTTCCTTCAATACGCTCACGGATGGCCAGGTGATCCTGTACTGGCTGCCGTATGCAGCCACGAGTCTTTCGGTCACGCTGAACCTGACGCTTCCTGACGGGAGTACGACAGGCCCGATAGACGTTTACATCGATGGCTCCACCCGGTGCTCGACCCATATCTCGGCGGGAAACATGGTGCAGATGGTCTATCGTGAGGATGTGCCTGTCAGCATCCTTTCCTGCACGGGCTGGTGGATCACACGAGCGCGCAACGACAACACCTACGACCGTGTTCGCTTCAACAATGTCATCAAGGCCAAGAGCGCCGTTTTATCCGGGCGGCTCATCGTTGGAGACAACAGCGGGTATTTCCATCTGGCAGAAAGTATTGCTTTCAATGTCAACCTGCCCATCCTGTACACGCAGTCCTCAATCGCTGCGAACGCAACCGGCAGCAATAACTACCTGAGCTTCCCCGGCTGCACGTTGCGCAACAACGCAGGCAGCAGCTGGACGGGAACTCAGTACACCACGGTGTATATCGCAGGGACGCTCAATGGGAACACCTTCACGGTGGCGAGCAGCAACTGGCTGACCACAGCGCCCTCCAACACGAGCCTGACCTATATCTCCCTTGGATATATGTACTCGACGTATCAGATGTACCTGTATCCCGAACATCCCATGTTCCGCATCGTGAACGGCGTGCTGACGGCGATCAGCCAGCTGGCCTATGACGCCCACATCGAAGCCCAGGGAGCGCAGGACACAGCGGACGAAGCCCTGGACGCGGCGCAGCAGGCGCTCTCGAACACCGAGGTCATCGTGGGCACACAGACCGCCGCAACCGGGGCATGGACGGGCGTCGCCAGCTTCTCAGAGCTGAATGACGGCCAGCAGATCGTCTACTGGCTGCCCTACGCGGGAAGCGGGAATGCCACGCTGAACCTAACGCTGTCCGGAGGCGGCACCACTGGGGCGAAAAATGTGTATTACTCCGGCGCGAGCAGGCTGACCACACACTACTCCGCCGGTAACGCCATTCACCTGACCTACCGGGTCAATGCGAATGTCAATGGAAGTAGCTACACCGGCTGGTGGGCGGACGCGAACTACAACAGCAACTACTATGATCGGATGATGCTGGCCAATGCCATCAAGGCGAAAACGGCGATCTCAGCTTCTCGCCTGATTGTTGGTGACACGAGTGGGTACTTCCACTTGGCGGCAGGTTCTATCTTTGATGTGGACAAGCCCATGCTGTGGGCCGGTTCCGCGATATCTGCAAGCAGCACCGGTACGAACAACTACCTGAGCTATCCAAGCTGCACACTGCGGAACAACGCCGGGAGCAGTTGGACCGCTACACAGTATGCCACGCTGTACCTCGCCGGAACGCTGACCGGGAACAGCTTCGTAGTGGCCAGTGAAAACTGGCTGACAACGGCCCCGGCGAATGAGAATCTGACTTATATCTCCATGGGGTATATGTATTCCACCTACCAAATGTACTTCTACCCGGAGCATCCGATGTACCGCCTGGTGGACGGGGTGCTGACCGCCGTGAGTCAGCTCGCGTATGAGGCACAGGTCGCCGCAACCACAGCTCAGGCGACTGCGGACGCTGCCAGGGCGGACTTCAAGCGCGTGGTGCGCATCGACAACGATGGGTTGCACGTCGGCGACAACCAGTCCACCGGTGAGGTGCTCATTGACAGCGAGAGCGTCAACATCGTGATGAACGGGAGCAAGTACAGCCGGTTCGCAGGTAACTATGTCCAGTTCGGAAACTACCAGCTGCGTCGAACCACAGACGGCGGGCTGGCCTTCAAGATGACAGACATTTAAAGGGGGTTTCATTATGGCGGACTTCACTGTAACATCCTGTACGGTTTCCCGGTCGATCATGACCCCGGAGGACACCGTCGACATCACGCTGACTGCCAAGAACAACTTCGGGAGCAAGCTGACCAAATTCGGTCTGAACCTCTGTTTCACCAATGCGGACCGGGGACTCTCTGGCAGCGGTTATTGGGTGCCCGTTGTTCAGGCAGAGACATCCATCTCCTGGGCAAACGGCGAGTCAAAGACGGCGAGCTGGAGCATCACGCCGGATACAATCATGAGCCAGCCGCTGTATGCGTCCCTCTATGCGTCCCTCAAGACGCGGCTCAGTTCCGTCCGCACCCTGCCGTTCCGACTGGAGATTGTGGGCACGGCAAGCGACGGCAGCTTTGCCAGCACGGTATATACTGTCAGCGGACTGAATTACATCGACAAGTATTACAACCCGCAGATCACGCTGGATGCCTGGCGATTTCCGAATGACGAGGCGACGGCGCTAGCGGCGACCATGAAGGTGGAGCTGGCTGACGGAAACAACGCCTCCAACTTTACGGCGACGATGTACTATGCGCGGGACGCGAAGGCGACCACGTCGTCCAGCGTCTTGTCAATGAACGTCAGCAGGGATGTGCTCTTTGGAGTCGGCTATTCCGCGAATACCAGCGTCCTGCCCGGCACTTATGCCAACGGCTCCGTGTACAGCTTCCTGCTGGTCGTGACAGACGGCATAGAGACCGCCAGCGCAACGTGCGTCGTGGATCGCGCCTTCGCCAACCTGCATCTGTCCGGCCAGAGCACAGGAGGCGTAGCCATTGGCAAGTTCTCCGCCGCAACTTATGGGAATCCGCTGTTCGAGTGCGAGTTCCCGGCTGTCTTTGGCGGCGGCATTAACAAGGGAGCCGTGGAGATCGTGAACATCACTACGATCAATTCCAACTTCAAGGTGTATCGGACGGGCGAATATCCGAGGATCATTCGCTTCGGCAACGTGGTCTTCCTGGAGGGCTGTCTGTCGCCATCCAAGTCCCTGACCATGAGCAGCACCAGCAACCAATACACCATGATCACGATTCCTGCGGGATACCGCCCTTCCAGGGAAATGATCTTCGTGTGCCACGGCTCCACGCTTTGCCTCTGGCTGCTCCGCATCAATACGTCAGGTGAGTGCATCTTTGAACGGTATCGCAAGGGCGATGCCTACGCGACCCCGGCGTCGGGAAACTGGCTGCCGTTCTCGGCTGTGTGGATTTTGCCCGAATAATGCCTGTTGCTTTTCTCGCCCAAAGCACATCCTCGGATGTGTTTTTTATTTTTCAGAAGGAGGATTTCATTATGCGAGATTTCAGAATCGACCTGATCTGGACGAAGGTTCAGATCGCCGTGTCCGCCATCGGAGGCTGGCTCGGTTACTTCCTGGGAGGTGTGGACGGATTGATGATTGCCCTCATCGTGTTCATGGTGCTCGACTACCTGACAGGGCTGATGTGCGCGGTGCTGGACAAAAAACTGTCCAGTGCGGTGGGCTTCCGGGGCATCTTCAAGAAGGCGCTCATCCTCATCATGGTGGGCATCGCCAACGTGGTGGACGTGCATGTGGTAGGTACCGGCAGCGCGCTGCGCGGTGCAGTGATTTGCTTCTACCTGAGCAATGAGGGGCTTTCCCTGCTGGAGAACGCCGCTTACATCGGCCTGCCTGTGCCGGAGCGCCTGAAGGAAGTGCTCGCGCAGCTGCACAATCGGGACAAGAAGGAGAAAGACGATACGACCAACACGGGCGACGGCAACTGAACCGCCGCCCGCGAATAATAAAGGAGGATATCATTATGGCAGTAAAACTGGGATCTGCAAGGATCGACGAGAATGGCCGTGCCCACGGCGGCAAAGCGGGCGACCAGACGGGCCGCGAGGTCAGCACGCAGAACTGGTACCTGAACAGCAAGGGATGGCGTGTCTACAGGGCCAAGAATCCCGCTGTGGCGGAGAAGATTGCCCAGTGCATGGAACGCGCCTGCAAGAACGACAAGATCGGCTACGATCAGTATCAGAGGAACACACTCTACAAGGAGGCGGAGAAATTCGGCTTCGATACGGCCAAGGTGACCACGCCTGTGGAAACGGACTGCTCTGCGCTGGTGCGCGTGTGCTGTGCTTATGCTGGCATCCTCGGTTTGCCCGAGGGCTTCCGTACCGGGAACATGCCGACGAATCTCGCCAAGACCGGCGCGTTCACAGAGTTGAAGGGGTCGAAGTACCAGGAGCAGTCCACCTATCTGGGTCGTGGCGACATTCTGGTCACCAAGACGTCCGGACACACGGTGGTTGTCCTGAGCAACGGCCCGAAGTACGAGGGTACCGTGCAGCCGGTGGAATACACTATTGGCGACCGCGTCCTGAAGTACGGCTGTGAGGGCGGCGATGTGAAGATCTTGCAGGAGGCACTCCTGAAGCTGGGATTCGATCTCGGTTCCTGGGGCTGCGACGGGGACTTCGGCGATTGCACCGAACTGGCGCTGAAGGAGTTCCAGAAGAAGGCGAACATCGACGTGGATGGCGAGTGTGGGCCGCAGACGCTGGCGGCGCTGCGCGAGGCGCTCTCCGCACTGGAAGACCAGAAGCCGACCGGCAAAACCGTCCTGATCAACGGCGGCAACTGCTACATCAGGACGGCACCTAACACGGACGGCAAGATTCTCGGTGTGGCGCACAACGGGGACAAGCTACCCTACGGTGGCGAGACCTCAGACGCAGGCTGGCTTTTGATACAGCATAAGAACAAAAACGCTTGGGTCAGCGGCAAGTACGGCACGCTGATCGACTGACAGCACAACAATCGACACACTCCGGGGCTCGCGCTCCGGGGTGCTTTTCTTATTGATGGGACACTGGAAAAACCGGAGGAAGGAGAAACGTATGACCAGCGTAGAAAAGAAGCTCATAGATCAATACCGGCGTCAGGGCATGGGAAGCACCGAGATCGCGGAGAAGCTGAACCTGTCGGTCAACACCGTCAAGTCCTATTGCCGAAGGAACGCGATGGAGACGCCCATAGCCGATATGGATGCGGCTCCTTCCGGTTTATGCAAGCAGTGCGGGAGCCTGATATCAGGAAAGCGGGATAAGCGCGGGAAGCAGTTCTGTTCTGACAGGTGTCGGTATCAGTGGTGGCATCTTCACAGGGGAGAATCAATCAATGCGACGGTACACACCTGCTCGCTCTGCGGACGGGTATTTAAGACAAACCGGCAGCAGAAGTATTGCTGCCACAATTGCTATATCATGGCGAGGTTTGGAGGACAGAGGCGATATGAAATTGACAAAGGAACAGTTTGAGCGGGAGGGTAACTACCGGCTGGCCGTGTCGATCATGCGGACGCTATTCGGCAAGGGGCTCCTGACTGAAGCGGAATACTGCAGGGTGAATGAGCGCCTTGTTGATCGATACAACCCCATCTGGGGGCATCTGTCGGACGTGGTCGCCTGAAGAAAGGCTGTGCCTACGGCAGGGATTACTTATCAGAAAAAACCTTGCTTTAGCGGCGCACCTACGGTATAGTCCGACACTGACGAAAGGGGGTTCGAATCGGTGAATGATACAATGATGAACCACAGCGCCAGTGCTGGGCATGATGCGTCTGAAAAGACGGAGCGCGTCGTTTCGCTCGTCCCACTGATTCCACCGCTGCCGAAGCGCAAGCGCGTGGCGGCTTATGCTCGCGTGTCGGTGGAAAAGGACGCGATGCTGCATTCTCTGGCAGCGCAGGTCAGCTACTACAAGAGCCTGATCCAGCGTAAGCCTGAATGGGAATACGCCGGCGTTTATGCTGACGAGGGGCTGACGGGCACGAAGGAAAACAGGCCGGAGTTCCAGCGGTTGCTGGAAGACTGTCGCGCTGGGAAGATCGACATGGTCATCGTGAAGTCGATCTCGCGCCTGGCCAGGAATACGGTGACGATGCTGGCCACAGTGCGTGAGCTGAAGGCACTGGGGATTGACGTCCTGTTTGAAAAAGAGAATATCCATTCGATGAGCGGGGATGGCGAGCTGATGCTCTCTATCCTCGCTTCTTTTGCGCAAGAGG